TACGTTCGGCAACGCTGAAGTATATATTCCAAATTATGCGAGTTCTAACTACAAATCTTCATCAGGTGATTCGGTTGCGGAAAATAACTCAACTGCAACATATATGTTGGTATTAAATGCTGGTTTATGGTCAAACACAGCAGCAATAAATCAAATCACCATTTACCCAAACAATGGCGGTAGTGGTAATTTCGTGCAATACTCAACCGCAACCCTTTACGGAATCTCAAACAGTTAGGAATAATATGCCAACAAAAATCGTAGTGGACTGCTCAACAGGCGTTTCAACTGAGGTAGAACTTACCGCAGAAGAAATCGCACAAATGGAAGCAGATGCAGCAAAATCCGAAGCAGATCGCAAGGCAGCCGAAGAAGAAGCTGCGCTCAAAGCAGCACAAAAGGCTGAACTGCTTGCAAAACTCGGCATCAGCGAAGAAGAAGCAAAACTCCTACTCGCATAATGAAGCCAGTTCTTTCGCATGCAGCTCGTACCCTTCGTGAGCAAATAGATGACGCATATGGTGACAGATCTAGAGTTTCGGATGGATGGCTCGGAGATGCAAGGCATATCGCTCGTGGGAAAAATGCTTCCGATCATAATCCTGATGCTAATGGCTGGGTACGTGCCATTGATATTTCAAGCGGACTTCGACCCAATACGGATGAAATGCCTTACTTGGCGGATCAGTTGCGTATTGCCGCATGGAAAGACAAACGAATCAAATACATAATCTACAACAAGAAAATATGTTCGAAGAAGTCGCTCTGGCGTTGGCGACCATATACAGGAATCAACCCACACATCAAGCATTGCCATATTTCATTCAACGAATCAGGTGACTTAGATGGTCGCCGTTTCGACGTACCGCTATTAGGGGGCAAAGGTGAATAACGTTCTACCAATTATCGAAAGCTACGGTCGCGCTTGGTTAGTCGCTGTTGCTTCAACATACACCGTAAATCCAGATGCTTCGCTCAAAGACATTCTCATTGCCTCTTTGATTGCTATCGCTTCGCCTTTATTGCGTGGACTCAATCCAGATGACAAGGCGTTCGGCATTGGCCAAAAAGATTAGTGAGCGCGATGGCATGGGCGGCGTTCGCTGCCTCGATGACGGCTACGGTGACTGCCTTACTTGCGGCTCTCAGATTCATCGTGAAGGCATATCTGCGGGAGCTTGTCCCGAACTCTGGGAGCAGCCTAGCGGATCGAGTGATGCGGATTGAGACACGTCTCATGGACTTACATGAACTTGTCGTAGCCCAGAATATAATTAAGACACGCGGAAGGAGCAAAGATGCCAGCAAAAAAAAGAAAAAAGGTGTCAACTCGTCGCGTAAGAAAATCAAAAGAAAACGAGTTCTCTAAACTCGATCAGTACGCAATACAGCTCAACGAGTTCTATAAATCCTTGCGCAAAGCAGGGTTCGACCATTCGTTAGCTCTCGCGATTATCATGGACAAAGATGCAGCTCCTAACTGGTTCTTGCCAGAAGTGCCTGATTTCTCGCCTATCCCACTCGACGACGAAGAGGATGACGATTGAGACATTATGTCGTGGTCAGCGATCTCCAAATACCTTGGAATGATAAAATTGCAACAAGAAATCTTAAGAACTTCATTGCCAAATACAAGCCTGATGGCGTTCTATGCGTGGGCGATGAAGCAGACCTCAACGGACTATCGCGTTGGGCACACGGAACACCTGCGGAATATGAACGCACACTCGGCAAAGACCGAGACGAAGTGGTGGAAACTCTTTACGATCTAAAGGTCGATCACCTAGTCCGTTCTAATCACGGCGACAGGCTCTATAACTCGATTATGAAGCGAGTGCCGAACCTGCTTGGTGCGCCAGAGCTGGAATACAGCCGATTCTTCCGTCATGTCGAAATCGGTGTGACCTATCACACAAAGCCATACAAGATACCTGATACCGACTGGATCATGGTTCATGGGGATGAGCAAGCCATAAATTCTAATGGTGGTTTAACGGCTCTAGGAGCCTCTAGGAGACACGGAAAGTCGGTGGTGTGTGGTCACACTCACAGGCTGGGGATTTCGTCGTTCTCAGAGGCTTCTGGGGGCTCTATTGGGCGTATCCTGACAGGCTTCGAGGTTGGGCATTTGATGAATGAGCGTGAGGCTGGCTATACCAAAGGCACGATGAACTGGCAGAAGGGCTTTGGCATACTTTACGTTCACCGAGGGCATGTTAATCCAGTCCCGGTATTCGTGGAGAAAGATGGGTCATTCGTAGTCGAGGGCAGACGCTTTGGATGATTTCCCGATGATTGTCCGTACCATCGACGATCACATAGACACCTTTGAATCGTCACCGAATCGTTATAAAACACGCCGTCAGTTAGGTTCTTGACTTTCACCTAGAGGCGTACCTTTCAGCTGTGGAGATTCCACAAAGGAAGGAAACTATGAACACAGATGCAACAGAAATCTACACTCTGATTGTTTTAACTTTCATGGGTGTTTTAGTCGTTTCTTGGATATGGTTCGTCATTACAGAGCACTACTACTGGAAGGGATTTAAGAATGGCAAGCGACTCGTTGAAAACTCAGTCAAAGCGAGCGAAGGAATTACTCGCTGATGCAGCCGAACTTCTCGGTGAGCGTGGACTCGCTTATGGTGAGCCCGCAATCAACCACCTCAGAATCGCGCAGCTTTGGTCTGTCTATTTCGAGAGGGCTATCGAACCACACGATGTGGCGATGGCTATGGTTCTTGTCAAAATCGCTCGATTGGTCGAGACAAAATCACATGCGGACTCAGTTGTGGACGCTGCGGCTTACATTGCATTATTCGGGGAACTTGTTGGAAAAGACTGGGACGACTTGGATGCTTACTAGAGCCAAAAACGGAGTGTGGTGCGATTACTGCAAGGTGCGCTTCGGGACGGCTAATCCAAAGGGTCAAATGCAAGCTGCATGGACTACAAAATGCGTACGACACGGTAAGGAAATTGTCCGCTCCTACTGTCAGACTTGCGCCAATGAGATTCAGACTCGCCACGATGGGACTGTCTGGACTCTCAACGAACAGATTGATTACGCAAAAGGAAAGGAAATGTTAAATGTTCAATTTGAATGATTATGAGTTAGTTGAAGATCGACTAAGAGAGTTCTGGAAGGAGAACCCTGATGGAAGGATTGAAACAGAGATGCTGGAGTTTCGTGGTGACAGCGTCGTTATCATGGCACGAATCTTTAGAACTGAGGTTGATCCGAAGCCGTGGGCGACGGGCATCGCTCAGGAGTGTAAAGCGGATTTGGGACGGATGTCTAAATCTTTCGTTGAAATTTGCGAGACGAGTGCTATTGGACGCGCTCTTGCGAACGCTCATTACGCTGCAAAGGGAAAGCGACCTAGTCAATCTGAGATGCTCAAAGTTGCAGCAAAAACAGAGCCAACTGGACATTCAGATTCTACGTACCAACCTGAGCATCGAGAACCTGCACCGATCGACCCAATTGGATTAGTTCAGGATGTCTTAGGTGCGAGCGTGGTTAAGACTGAAATACAAGCACCGCATTGTCATCACGGCATTATGATCCTCAGAGAAGGCACGTCAAAGGCAGGAAAGCCTTATAAGGGTTATATGTGTACCGAGAAGATGAAATCCAAGCAATGCAAGCCAAAATGGTTCAGCCAAGATAATAACGGAATGTGGTATTTGAAGGCTGAGGGTTCTGAGCTTGTCTAATATCCATTACTGCCGCAAATGCGTCATTGTTGATGAAGTCAATGCTGATCGTTTATGCGCAGTGTGCGTTCAATTAGAAGCCGAAAGACAACAAGACAAGGAGATTAGAGATGGAAATCAAGGTTGAAGATACAAGCGTGGTGATTTGCGATATGTGCAATTCGCCTAAGCCTGAAATAGAGGTCGAAAAAGTGTGGTGCTGTACCGACTGTAAGTGCGTTAACAATGAGTCAAAACCGCAAGCATAGGGGTTACAAAACTCAGGCTTTAGTAGCTGAGTACCTCAAAGCGAATGGCTGGACTGGCGCAGCTTCCACTGGTGCTGGTCGTACTGGCTCTGATGTCATAAATGTCCCATTCGATGTGGAAGTTAAAGCACGACGTGGGTTGGTTATCTCAGAGACTATGAAGCAGTTAAAAGAGCGATCTAAAGAGGGGCTCGGATTCGGTGTGCTGCGCTTGGATGGACAAGGTGAAGCCAGTATTGACGAATGGGTCGGAATCATTAGATTAGCGGACTTGGTGTATCTATTGAAGGCGAGTGGTTATGAAGGAGAAAGAAGCTGATGTCAGACGGTGCAAAGGTTGTGGGCAATGGCAATGGATTACCAACGGAGACTATTGTTCCTTCTGCTCACAGACCAAAAGCGGTCGGTAGAACCAATAAGAAATACTCAGCTAACGACATTCTGTTTACGCCGCCCGAAATATTCGAAGCTATAAATACAACATTCGATATGGATGTATGCGCTCCTGTT